CATGAAAGTCTTTTCTTAAACAATAAGAAACAATGGGATTGTGATGACTGCCGCGCCTTGGCTTTGTAAAGCTGGACAGCAGTTAAGGCAGCAGGTCGATGATAGTTACCCAGACCGCGATAGAGCCTCGGATGGCTGGATCGGCAATCTCGCTCATTCACTTAATCCTTCTGACCACAATCCTGATGCAAAGGGCATCGTCAGAGCCATTGACATTGACAGGGATTTATCTGGGAAGGCAAAGCCAGACCTCATGCCATATCTTGCAGATCAGATACGACTCTGCGCAAAGCGTGGCGATAAGAGAATCTCTTATGTCATCTTCGCAGGGCGCATTGCTTCCTCTCGCATGGGGTGGCGTTGGCGCAAGTATCGTGGACTTAATCCGCACGACAAGCATTGCCATATTAGTTTCACTAAGCAGGGCGATACAGATGGTTCGTTCTTTAATATCCCGATGATAGGCGGCAACGTATGAACATGAAGAACCCAGCAATTATCTCCATCGGCGCATTCTTAGCTGTATGGGGAACTACCTCTAACTTTTCATTGGACTATCGTTCAATTCTAGGCGCTGTTGTTGCGGGCGTATTTGGTTACGCAACGCCTAAGAAATGACGCAATCTGACTTTTTCACGTTATACATTGCAACCATCACCATTATTGGTGGGTTGGCTGGGTACGTCATTACTCATTTATTGTCTGAAATTAAACGCCTTAATCAGCGTGTTGATGAGATTTACAACATACTTCTAGAGCGATAATTATTGCCATGCCAGCAAAGAAGCGGGTCATAGATTTAGAAACTTACAATGAACTCGATGCTTACTGCATTGCGTTGAATGAGTATTACAAGTCTTTACGCAAGGCTGGGTTCAACGATCCCACAGCTCTCTTTCTGATTACTGAGCGGGCTTCGTTTCCTGACTGGATACTTCCAGCCAAGCCAATAGAAAAGATTGGCAGCATAGACCCTGACGAATATGAGGATGACGATTAAGCGAACAGTAGTCGTACCAGACTTACAGATTCCTTACCATGATGAAGTGGCTGTAAAGAATGTTGCAGCCTTCATAAAGAAATTCAGACCAGACTCAGTTGTAATTCTTGGAGATGAGCTCGACCTTCCTCAGGTAAGCCGTTGGGAGGAGAATAAACTGGGTTGGTTTGAGCAGACCCTAGATCGAGATAGAAACCTAGCCATTGACATTCTGTGGGATTTAACCGAAAACGCTAAGTCTGCCCACGTCACACGCAGCAACCATACCGATCGTTTATATAGCGTTATTATGCGAAAGATTCCAGCATTCTTGGCATTACCAGAGCTGCGCTATGACAAGTTTATGCGATTCGAGGATTTGGGTATTGAATACCATCGGCAACCATACGCCATCGCGAAGGGCTGGATAGCCATTCATGGTGACGAAGGTAGCCTGAACCCTAATGCGGGGCTCACAGCCCTTGCACACGCCCGTAAAATGGGTTTTAACGTTATATGTGGGCACACGCACAGAGCGGGTCAGAGTGCCTTTTCTGAGGCTTCTAACGGGGTTTTAAGGCGTGTTCACAGGGGAGTTGATGCTGGACATTTAATGAACATAAAAAGGGCTCATTACGTCTCCAGTCCGAATTGGCAGCAAGCCTTCCAAATCATGTATGAGGACGCAAAAGGCGTACAGGTGGACATGATTTATATTGAGAAGGATGGAACATTTATGGTTGGGGGCAAGCGTTATGGACGCGCCCGTTAGCATCGCCATCCCAGACCTTGAGGACGAATCTGTGGATGAAATCGTTATACAACTGTTACCTAAAAATGGTGGTTGTCGGGTCAGGTAGGGCGTATTGTTCTTTCTGTAGCGGAGATACCAGCTACGGAAGGGCTCAAAATGGCACAGAAAAATCACGACATAACTACAGAAGTCATGTTCAGCGATGATCAGACAACCGCTTGCATTAGTGGTTATTACAAAGGCGAACTCATCGTTCAGGAAGTCAAGACTTTAATAACTTCTGAATATCAGCGCGCAGCCGCTTACTACATTCCAGGAATTCGGAACAAGGTTCGCAAGGCGGTGGGTATTTAATGACAACTAAAGCTAAATGTTTTGATTTGGCAAGGAAGCATGGTTTGACTATTGAATTTTCATTCCGCAATGGCTGGAAATCAAGTAGCGTTGATTTGCCTGATGAATATGTAGATTCTGAAGGTAGAACAGGCTTGTGTTTTGAAGTTTGCGAAACATCTGCAAAAGACTTTTGGAAGGCTGTTTATGGTGACATTGAAGAACTGGTAATGACAAAAGATAGTTGGACACAAATTGAGAAAGAATTGGTGTCAGCATGACAATCGCACAAATGATTACCTTTGCAGTATGCGTCTTGATGTTCTGGCTTGGCTACAAGTCAGGCTATGCAACTGGCTATGTTGATGGACGCAAGGCAGTTCGCTATCACTATGAGAAGCTAGAACGCCAGTTTAAGCAGGTGGGAAAGTGAGAGCTAGTGAATACCTTGATTCAGCAAAAGCAACCATCCAGCAAAGAGGAATGGTGTACGGACACCCAAGCGACAATATGCAGCGAACAGCCGCACTCTGGAGCGCATACCTCGAAATGCCGATTACTGACTATCAGGTTGCGATGTGTATGGCATTGGTCAAAGCAGCAAGAAGCATGGAAACTCCAAGCAATGACACTTACCTCGATCTCGCAGCGTATGTTGCAATAGCAGGACAACTGCATACAGAGGAGAATGAACTTTATGTGTAATGGAGAATTTTCAGCTGAGGAATGCCCATGCTTTTACTTTGGGTCATGTCCAGACGAAAGGATAAATGAGAATGTTCAATCTCGATGAATACACTACAGTCGCCGAGCGAATTAAGATTTTTCGACAAATGTTTCCGATGGGAAGAATCATTACTTTCCTTGTTCATGAGTCAGTTGATCGAGTCGTCTTCAAGTGCGAACTATACAGAGACGACCAAGACCAATTCCCTTTCTCTACAGGATACGCCCGAGAACTTACAGCTGAACGAGGGGTTAACAGGGACTTCGCTTTGGAAAATTGCGAGACGTCCGCAATCGGAATCGCTGCAAAAAATGCCGACATTGGAACAGAGAAGAAGTCAATCAGTCGTGAGGAAGCTGCTAAGGTCAATCGAGTCAAAGAGCGTGATGCGTTGATTCAGGAAACTAAAGCAAAGATGGCTGAAACAGCTAAAGAATATGTCCCTGTACCAGTAGAGGATGATGTATGGACAATCAAGGACAGAGTGCCAGTCACGACATTAGACGAAGCAGTCGCGATGGTGAAATCAGAACTTGGTGGCACAACGGAAACGGATATACAACGCTGCAAGCATGGCGAGATGATATGGAAAACTGGTACTGGCAAAAATGGGAAACAATGGGCTCACTTTAGATGCCCACAACAAGGTCACCCTATGTCCGACCCATGCGATCCAATCTGGTATGAAATTGGCAGCGATGGCAAGTGGAAACAACAGGTGAAGCGATAATGGGACACATTCAATTCCTTAACCAAGACGGAGAATGGGAGTCATTCCCAACAGATGAGCAAGAAGCCAATCTCAGAGAGAATGCAAAGATACTCGAGGAACTTGGTTATCAGCTCATTTGTCAAGGTTGTAATAAGTTTCCAAATGCAACCCAGATAAGAGAACGATGGCTCAAGCATGAATGGACTTGTTCTGCTTGTGGCGTAGTTAATTCTGCTGGTCGTGCATAAGGCTATAGTAAATTTACTATAATGACACGACACAGAAAAGATCGAGGCTTGCGAACCGAGCGAGTAATAGTCTCCTATTTACAACAATGGTGGAGAAGCGCAAGCATTGGTCGAGGGGCTGGCAAAGACATTCACAATGTCCCGTTCGACATTGAGATAAAGGCGCGGTCTGAGTTCCAACCCCTGCAATGGATTAAACAAGTTGAGAAGCGAGCGCAAGGCAAAGAGCTGAGTGCTGTGGTGTGTCGCATGAACGGACAAGGAGAAAATGCTGCTGAGTATTTAGCCTTTATGCGATTTCAAGACTTGGTTAATCTATTGCTGAATGCAGGTTACGGAGATATTCAGAAAGATTCGGTAGAATTAGAGCCTGAAAGATGCACATCGTGTGGGTCTTGGAAGTTAAAGGAAGTCCCATGCAGGACGTGTTGAAGCACGTAGTCATGTTCTCTGGTGGCATAGGT